TCAAAATGAAACTGAACCAATGAATTTGTTGCGGGAAATTGAAAGTAGAATGGATGTATTATTGGTTGAATTACAAGCAGGTGAATTAAGTGAAGAATCATATGTTAGGTTAATGAAACCTTTATTAGACAATATGAAAGAATTAATTAAGTGAAATAAATGTCAATAAGCGGTCTAGTATTTGAGAAAGAGAAAAATCCTCTTTCTAGGCGTATTATGCGTCTTTTTGAAGATACTAGAGTAGCCTATCTTTCAGCAAAACAAGACCCAAAAAAGTATGGTAAAGATTGGGGAGAAATGGTTGATAAATTAATAAATGCTTATGGTGACCTTGATGGTCTTGCTAGAGATTTACAAAAAGTAGTCCAAGAAAAAGATTTAGAGTCAAATGATGCTAAAAATATTGAAACAGCAACTGCAAATGCAATTTATAATGGAATTAAAGAATTGCGTTACAGTTCTGAAAATGTGCGTGACCCATTTACTAAAGAATATGAGGGAAAGGTGTTAGAAACCTTAATGGAAAATAAAGACATTCTTGCTGTTTTTATTCATTGGGCCTTAAGAAAGGACAAAAACTCCCTTTCACTTGATTTTTGGGAAAAGTACCTCCCCAAAGGCGACCAAATTACCGATGGGTACGAAGGACTTGACCTACATAGTAAGGACATACCCTCTTATATTATTGAGCATTATGGGGATAAGAAAAATTCTCAAGCGGTTAAAGGCAAAGTTAAGGGTTCTTTAGCCCTATTAAAGGATATATACCTTACTTTTTACTCGGAATCCGATTGGGAACGGCTACTTGGTTTGGAGATTTCTAAAGCAGATGAAAAGGAAGAAAAGGCTGATATTGACTTTATAATTCCTAATAAACCAATGTATAGAATATTTGATATTGATGATATTAATGAGTTAAAAGGTTTTACTGGAGAATGGGTTGTTCAAGAAAAATATGATGGTATGAGAATACAGATTCATAAACTTGATAATAAGATTAAAATCTATTCTTATAATGGTAAAGATATTACTGATAAATGCCCTAAACAAGTAGAAATATTAAAGGGTAAAAAGTTTGGTGACTGTGTTCTTGATGCTGAATTATTATTATTTGATGAGGATAAACCTTTACATAGGGCACAAGTTGTTGCTAGAATATTTAAAGATAAGAAATCTGATAGCATATTAAAGGCTCATGTGTTTGATATAATTAGACATAATGATAGAGATTTGGCTGATGAACCTCTTAAAGAAAGAATCCAAATTCTTTTCCAAAATTATGCTATTCATTCAGACGAACTGTTGCAATTCCCTTCTAAAAAGGATACTAGGATAGCAGATAATTTAAAAGATGTTGAGAGTTATTCTAAAGAGATTATGAAAATACCTACTTCTGAAGGCGTAGTAATTAAAGATATTGAATCCACTTATATTAAAGGCGCAAGGAAAAATCCTAAGTGGATTAAATGGAAGAAATTTGTTGATTTAGATTTAATTGTTTTAGATAAAAAGACTACTAAAGATGGTCTTAATTCTTATACTCTTGGTTCCGGCCCTTTACAATTAGAAAAGGCTAGACAGTTAGAAACTAGTAAAATAAATGATAGACATTATTTAAATGTTGGTAAAGCATTGAATACTAAAGTTGATGTTGAAATAGGTAAAATTGTTAGAGTAAAGGTTGATGAAGTTAAGAAAAACAGTAAGGGTCAATATAGGGTATATTCTGCTAAAGTTATAGAAATTCCTGAAGTGAGTGAACCTGATAAAGTAGTTACATTAGAATTTTTATCTTCCGGAAAACAAATTGATAAAAAATATAAAGCATCTGCATTAAAGAAAAGTATAATTATTACAGACGGAATTCATGGTGAAACGGAAGTAATATTAAAAACTGATTTTAATGGTTTTACTATTTATGGTTTTAAGGATAATAACTTAATGGCAAAAAATGCTCTAATGGATTTAGACTGTTTAAAGGAAGAAATCGGTGAATTACTAAAGGCTAAGAAAGGGAAACTTAGAGTATCTATTAAAAACTTTTTACAACAAACTCCTGAAAATAAAGCCAATATAAATGAGATATTAGAGTTTATTAATGATAATCATAGAGATTTGTTCCAAGAAGTTTGGAATGGTAATTCTAAAAAACTTAAGAATCATTTAATGAATGAAGCAAATGATATTTCTTATTCAGGTAATGATGAATTTTCTGGCATCGAAAGTACTTTAGAAAAAGGAGATGATGAGTATAAAACTCCAGAAGAATATAGAAATGGTAAATTTAAATTATATCTTAGAAAGGATGAAAACCTAGCCTTAACTTTTCTTTTAGATGATGTTAAAATTGGTTGGGAAATTAAGATTGAAAGTATTGATGATGTTTTTGATTTATTTGGTAAAGCAGGTAAATATCCGGCTCAAGTGCAAAGGACTGTTTCTAGGGAAAAACTAATTGATGAAGGTGATGTTGAGTTAGGTGTTCAAAGACATGGTTATCACGAATATATAATAAAAGGTGAAAAATTTAATACTAAACTCCATTTTAGAGTAGTACCTTTAGATGGTAAAGACCAATGGATTGCTTTTTCTAGTTTTACAAAAGAACCAGTTGAACCTAAGTCAGATGATGGAATATGGGATATAAGAGAAGATAAGAAAAAGGATTTGTCCTTCGCCTCGCTGAATTAGATTGTCTTTATATAGTGATAATGGGATGGTGAGTTAGTGAGTCAAGTAGCCTCTATTAGAACTGTAAATACAGGTATTAATCACGATTTTAGAATATTAAAAAGTGATAATTTACATATTGGCGGGTATGCTTCAATTGAAATTGTAGATAAACAAAATGATTTAATTACTTTAGACGCATTAGGTGAAGCAGTAAATAAATTTATGAAAGAACCTAGATATAGAAATGTAATGACAAATCATTCAAACGTACAAGTTGGTGAAGTAGTTAAAGAATATAGAGATAATTCCGGTAGACTTTGGAAAACAGATGTTGATGATGTAGGGTTTTTTGTAGTAATAAAATTAAGAAGTGATATTGAAAAGGCAAAGGAAGTTTCAAGGGAAATTAGAAAAGGAAGTTTAAGGTCTTTTAGTATTGGTGGTCAAGCGTTAGAAAAGAGAAAAAGGAATAATGACGACCTTGGAGATTATAATGAAATTTCAAAATTAGAATTACATGAAATAACAATTTGTGAAAAAGGTATAAATCCCGAAGCAAAGTTTGATATATTAAAAATGGATGGAAATAAAATGACAAATATAAATGAAGCAATTGAAGAACTAGGTACTTTATTAAAGAGTATTAAGAATGACGATATTAAAAAGACTGACCCTAGAGTGTTAGAAGCAAGAATTGCTGCTAGAAGTGGTCAAGATGCTAGACCTGTTATGGAGGGCGCATTACCGCCATCAAAAGGTGAAAGTGATATTGAAGCAGAAGTTCCTGCATCAGCAAGGGGGAGAGCCATTCAGCATTCACCATCTTCTAATTTAGAAGATGTAAAAGATGTATTAGTTGAACCTGACGCAGACCTTGATTATAGCCCCGATACCGATATAGAAAATACAGATTCCAGTAATAATATGGAGGAAAATAAAATGGCAAATGAAGAATATTTAGATGCAGAAGAAAATGACGAAGCAGAAACTTTAGAGTTATCTGACTTTGAGAACACAGAAAAGAGTAAGCCCGATTTACCAACAGGACAAGTTGAAGCAGGTGAAGCAGGTGAAGTTATTTTTGATGGAACACCTAGAAATAAGCATGACCAAATTAAAGTTGCTAAAAATGTTTGGGGTGGAGATACTCAAGGTTTAGACCTTTCTCCTGAAAATCTTGAAAAGGCTTATGCTGAATTTAAGGCAGAACAAATGGAAAAGATGGCATATAACGATATTAAGCGTTCTTTTGAATCTCGTTTTAGTAGTGAAGTTACTTCAAAGAAAGATGCAATTGCTAAGTCACAGTATGATGCAAGAGATGAAGTTAATGAACTAAAGAAGCAATTTGGTGAATTACTAGATACTCTTAAGAGTGATGCTGAAATGACAATTACAAAGCAACAAAAAGCAGTTGAGGCTGTTAATGCTAATATTCCATCATACGATGAAATTGCTAAAATGGATTGGAATGAACTCCATTTGGCAGTACAACAATTGGAGGAAAACAGATTTTAAATCTGTTAAAATAAAAAGGAGAGATTAAAATGACAAAATATATTAATACGATTAAGGACTTAGAAGCAGCGACCTATGGCCGCTATGGAAATGATGCAATTATTAAGGGTGCAGGAGCAGTAGCGAGTATTAACTCCGGTTTCCTACATGATGGGGCTATGGGATTAGCAGGTACAGCCGCAAGTCCAAACCTATCTTCTCTTTATAATATGGTTTATGGGCAAAAAGTTTGGTCAATGATTAACCAAGAAATTAACCCATTAAGTATTTTACCTAAAAGACCATACACAAGTAGTGGTTGGAGAGTTATGACAAAAAGACCAATGGGCGGTTCAAGTGCTGCTTTTGGTTTAGGCACAACTGCATATTCAGCAGGTTCAGCATTAGATGCACCAAATGCTGATGAAATTGGTGGTGTGGATGAAAACCACGCTTTAGCCTCAACAGGATTAAATGCAATTGCACCAGAATATACTACACTTTATATGTCACCAAAGACTGTTGCTCATCAATTCGATTATTCAGAATTAGCAGCAGAAATGGCTAAAATTGATGATGGCGTTGGCGACCTTCGTTCTCTAATTAGAGAGGATATGGGTAAATTACACGCAGAAGTTCAATCAGTAATGGCGGTAATGCCTCTTGAGAATTATGATACTAGTGGTTATGATTCAATTGAGCGTAATTATACTTCTTTGCTTAAGATTGTTTCTTCAAGTCAAGAGATGGAGGCTATGGTTGATGCTTCAATGACAAATGCTTCTACAAGCAGTACAGGTGGATTAATCACACAATTAAGTCAAATTTACGGAAATGATAGTCGTGATTTAGTGACTAACGCATATAATGCGTCTTTTATGGATTCAGTAATTGATTATGGTTCAGGGTATGCTTCTGGTGATGTTAGAGGTTTAACTACAACTTTGTTAAATAATATGATTCAGAATTTGAGAACCAATGGTGGAACACCAAAGGTTATTTTAACTGGTTACGATACAATTCAGACAATTGCTGATTTGTTACAAAGTCAAGAAAGATTCCTTGAGAGAAAAGAGGTTATTCCTACTCATAGTGGAGTTAAGGGTGTAAAGGGGCGTGAAGTCGGATTTAGAGTAGCAACATACTTTGATATTCCTTTGATTCCTTGTAAGGATATGCCATCAACAGGTCAAGGTGCAACACAGATTAGTGATTTGTTATTCTTAGATACAGACCATATTTGGCTAGCAGTTATGAAACCAACTCAATATTTTGAAGATGGTATTAATCATGGAAACCCATTTGGTGTAGGTAGTCTTGGAAACAGGGGTCTATTCCGAACAATGGGTGAAATTGGTTGTACTTTCTTTAAGGGACAAGGCAAAATAACCAACGTACAGTAAGGTTTTTGGAGTTAAGGAGATTTTAAAATGACACAACAATTTATAACAATAATTGCAGACCATAAGGGAACAACTAATCCAAGAGTATCTGGAGATGAATATTTTGTGGACTGTTTTGTAAAAATGACTGTTTATCATACAGCAGATGTAATTAATGCTTCTGATGTAGGATTAAGTTCAATTACAGCCGCTACAATTACAGGAACAACGGGTGGTGTTTCTGACGGTAGTATGGCTACGGGTGCTTATATTCAAGTTCCTACCGCTAATGTTGCTACCGG